GTGCCAATACCATAGACCGCGGCGATATTATCATGGTAGGCAAGCGCAAGGTGAAGTCCGGTCCCGACTTCCGCGAGCATGTGATCGATGCCGTATGGACCTACGAGGTTAAGGCCACCAGCGGCATCCGTCGTGGGCTGGTTGAGGCACGTTGCGCTCGCGAATATCTGACCCGTCGCGTTGCCGGTGTTATCCTGGTTGGTGTGTCGTTAGGGCCGCAAAGCGCGCACGGCGTGATTGAGGATATCGCGGAGCCATACGTGATTGTGAACGACTGGCCTTTGGTGGAAGTGGAAGGAAAGGAATATTACGAAAGCCCGCTGGTGCGGCGCAAAATGGACTGGGAAAACTCAAACTAAAAAGGGGCTGTATGGCCCCTCTCTTATTTCTTCAACTCTTCCGCCTGCTTCATCGCTGCGATCTCCGCCTTCAAATCCTCCACCTGCTTAATCGTATCCTGCAACGCTCGCATAGTGTCGAGTAACAGCGGTGTCGTATCCAGTTCAAGCTGGTGCACCAGAGGCCCATTTAATTCGTGATTGTTATACACGCGGTGCTTCACATACAGCGGGTCGATTTCTTCCGCTTCCTGCGCAATAATACCGCGACGCTGCCGTTCCTGTTCATCGTTGTTGAATACGAACGTGCGGAACCGCAAAGCCTTGATATTGTCGTAGGCGGTGCTGCTTGCGTCATCGGCAATGTCATGCTTCAGGTTGCGATCCGACGCAGGTACTTGCTGGAACGACCCCGTCCCCAGTGGCCCTGTGTAAGAAATCTGCCCATATTCATTAAAGCGGAAGTGCATCTGCGAAGCCATATTCCCAGCGGCGTCACGGTCTGCTGTGCCGATCGAGATCTGCGCCCGGGGCCAGTTGTTTATGCCAGTTGTCATTATCCCGAACGAGACACCGCCCGAGTATCCGTGACCTTGCGTTGTAGCGGCCCCCGCGATTAACGACTTATAGTTTTCCGCGCCATTCTGTGCCATGAAGTCGTCCGCACGCACCACAGCCTCTGACCATAGCTGGTTATACCCCATCGCGCCTTTAGGGGACCGGAACTGAAAGCCCGCAATACGCGCGTTAGTAGCCCAACTGATACTGTTCTCGTTATACAACCATCCCGCCGCATATCCGCTGTCGCCGTTGGATTTTCGCACGTATAAGCCTGGGGCTGAGCTTCCGTCCGGGTATAGGACCACTAATGAGGCGAGAAGTCCCTGGCTCCCCCAGTTAGACCCATCCCATGTGTTGCGGCCCGCGGAGATACTGCCGGACGTTACCAGGCCACCAAGGTTAAGGGTGTCGTCAGGCCCGATGCCTAAGTGGTCGCGCGCTGCCGCGGGGTCGGCAACGTCGCTAAGGTTGTTGGCCTTTGCCAGAAGTTTCGACGGGTCGATCTCATTCTTGAACTGTTCGGCCTCGTTCCGGTATCCCAGCGCAGCATCGCGGGCGGATTGCGCGTCCGTCTTCGCGGTATTGGCTTCGTCGCGAATAACGCCGGTGTCCGTCTTGATCTGGTTCGTCTGGTCCTTAATGGCCTGCGTATCTGATTTAATCTGGTTGGTATTCGTCCTGATGGCATCGGTGTCGTTGCGGATCGCCAGCGTATCAGCATTAATCAACCTGGTGTCGTCGCGGATGCCTGCCGTCTCGGTTTTAATGCCTTCGGCCTGGTCGCGGTATCCTTGCGCGGCTGCTTCCGATGCGGCGGCTTGTTGTTGCAGGTTTAGCATCTCAACGGGGTCGATCTGTTTCATCAACTGCGACAGGTAGCCCCATGACATACCCTGCATTACCTGCCCGTTAGGCAGCGTCACGGTGATTTCTTCAGCGTCGCCGAAGATTGCACGCCAGTTGTTTTCATCTGCAATCATCAAGCGCAATGCTTTCTGTGCCTGTACGGTTACACCCATCGTCGCCAGTGACATGGTATCGCGCTTAACGCCATCCCACGCGAGGCCGGTTGCCGTTGGGCCGTCGAACGGCAACACCAGCGTAAGCGCGGTTTCGCTTTCAATGGACGCGATTGCTACGGTGTAGGGGACTTGTCCTACCACCAGCGTTAAGAAGTCGCCAGCGTTAAACGAGGTAAACGTTGTGCCGACCCCTACAACCGCCTTGCTGTTATTCGTTACGGATAGTGTGCCCGCTGCCATAGCTAAATCCTCATAAATTGGTTGCAATCCTGGTTGAGCGGTGTAATACTGAAACTCGACCAAATATAGGAGATGATACCATGAAAACTTTAATTATGATTTGTGCGGTTCTTTTGTCCGGTTGTGCCAACATGCCCGCTAAAGTCTGCGACGCCACATACCAGAATAGCGGCATGGATTATGCGGTACCTGTGTATGGTGTTGCGGACTTCTCCGGGCATAAAATGCTAAGGGCGGGTTATCCGTTTAGCTTCCAGTACGTGTCTGTAGACCATTTCAAAAGCACAACCTGCAAATAAGCCCCTTTCGGGGCTTTCTTCAATCATAATTGGCAGTGTTAATCGCCATAATCGCGTTGCCGTTGTTAGTATACCCCACCACATCCCCCGTGGCGTTCCCTGACGACGCTGCCGATATACGCGTTCGCGACCCATCAAATCTGGCCCCCGTGTACGCCGTTACCGATATTACCTGCGGCTGGCCCTGCACAAAAAACCGGATCAGCGTAGACCCCAATATTCCCGGTGCGACGGCGTAGCTGCCGTTTAGCGTCTGATCAATGTTAATCCCCCCGTTAGCGCCAGGCGACCCGACGGTAACTAAATCGCTCAGTACGCGACTCTCATTAGTAAGCACTAGCTTCCCCGTCTTATCCCAAATAGCGAAGCCCCACCGCGGAAGGGTCTGTGGGAATATGGCAAAGATGTAAGCCGTCATCGTGAAGCCTTGCCCGAATGGATTGCTGGCGCTCACCTTCACCACATTACCAACGCGAGAAGACCCTACGACGGTCGGCTGGGCGGTGTGCGTAGTTTTCACAAACGCTATTGCAGGGTAGTCACCGCCCAAATTAATATCGGCAGCCGCCGACTGCGCAGTGCCGTTAGCCGAAGACCCAACAACCACACGGCGGAATAGACAAAACGGCGTCGATTCTGGCGTGATAAACGGGTTGCCGTTTGGTAAGTCAATCAACGCGCCGTAATTAGCCATTATGCTCGCTCCACAAAAACAATAACGTCACATTCAGATGCGGAGTAAACCCCGCCACCTACCGCACTTGCCGCGGAAACCGTGATAGTGTTCCCGCTGGCGGTTATTCTGCGGCCTGGCCCGACCGCGCCTTTATCCAGTGCGACCACGTATCCGACCTTCATCCCCGCCGGTACAGGGAATGACCATGCGCCTGATTTTTGTCCTTCCGCAAGATGAATCCTTCCGATCACGCTTACCGGTTTAATGCCGTAGTTGTTTGGGCGTCCTTGCGCGTCCCACGTTGCGATACCGAATGCCATAAATAACCTCGTTAAAAAGGGGCCGAAGCCCCTATACTACCAGCTACCAGTAAGCTCACCAATCTGCACGCGGAGAACGCCGTTTCCGTCCTTCACGCTGATTCTTGTGTTCGTCTGTTTCATCCCGCCGCCGCTACCGGTGCCCAGGTTGATAAACGTTCCATCTTTCCCTAAGCGCCAGCCGCGCGTGCTGCCGTCGTAGTTATTCGATTGCAGCGTGTCTGTTATCTGCGCGAAGTTGATGGACGCGTTCTTGATGCGTGCCGTGTCGATATACACCGCGCCACCGTCCACAATAAACGCAGACGACAGCGTCCCATTGGACGGATGCATGATGTAGAACTGGTCCGCCTTGAACGCAATACGCGATTTAACCGCGTTGCCAGACGTCACAACGGAAAGCTGCATACCCGCATCATAATAAGTCCCGTTATATGTCACGCCAGCCTTAAGGCTATACGTGGCGCTACCACCAGAGTGGTTAAACGAGGACGTCATCTTCTGCTCGATAGCGGCGGACTGCTGACCGAACTGTGTAGCGACCTGGGTCTTATATTCCGCCAGCGCTCCCGCCACGTCTGCGGTTGCCGTTTGTACCTGCTGGATGGCGGCTTCCTGTTCCCCGAACTTAGCGGCAACAGTTTGCTGGTACTGGGCGAACGCTTGTTCCTGTGTGCTCTGCGCGGTCTGCAACGTGCGGATCGCAGCTTCCGCGTCATCAAGTCGCGTGCCGATCAACGTCTCCAGTTGAGCGACCGCCTTGTGGGCGTCCGCCGCCACGTTATACGTCACCTTGATTTCCGCATAAATCCCTTTGTACTCGGCGCGGGCGTTGAATAGCTGCTGGGCGTCGGTGAGCATTGACTCATAAATGCCTTGCGGGATCGTGTTAATAGCTTCCTGGAAGTGTTTACCATCCTCGGAAGTCAAGAACTCGTCATCAAGCCCCTTCATGTACTCGTCAACTTTGTCACTCACCTGCCCTTCAAACGGGGCCGACCAGTCCGACCGGTTGCCGATTTTATCCGCTACACGGGCGCGCAACTGCTGGTAAATTCCGAACTCCAGCGATGTTTGCGCATACTCCGCCCCCGGATATGGGACGTTGGTAAGGAATTTCCATTCAGTCTCACCGGTCTTGCGCACTTCAAGCTCGGTGTACGAGATATCAGTAGCGGCGTTGTTGTGGTTCCACTTCCACAAGATCTGGTGAAGGCCCGAAATAGCGTTGGTGATGATTGGTGCGTTAAGCCCACCGAGACGACCTTCCACCGGCGTGATGGCGGACGACACCCACGGAGATGAAATCTCGCCCATACCGATCGCGCGGACGCGTGCCTGGTAGTTACCGGAGAACACGTTAGGGATGTGCGCGCCGTTCGACGCCGTGCGTGGGATATTCACCCAGTCGTTACCCCACTGGATTTCCATATTCTGAAGGCTGGTACGCCTCCACTGGATTTCATACACCACGGCATCCTTCACCGGAGGGAATACAATATCCACGTTGGTGATTAGCTGTCCTTGCGATGAAATCTGCGACGGGGTGATGGTCACGGATTCCGGCCCCTTCATTACCCCGTCAGGCACTTGCGTAAAGATGCCCGGGTCTAGGCGCGCGCCATTATCAACGGCATCATATTTGCTATCGTTGTATTCAATCCCGCGCACCGAGAAAGTGCTCGTAGAGTCGTCATATTCCAGGTCGGTGATGCGGAACTTCTGCAACTGGATATCGTTGCCATCGACGCAAAACGGCTGATCAGGAATCGGGTCGGCGTCCAGTGCGGTTTTTAGCGTAACCTTGTTGCCGTTGACGCTGGCGATCTCGCGAGTCTCTACATTACCACTATCGGTGCGTACCAGGAATTTATCACCTGGGCGGAATGTGATTTCGCTGTCCGTGTTAAGCACGGTACGCGTGCCAGGGTCCGACAACAGGCGACCGCCGCGTGTCTCGAAGCCGCCAGAAATGTTTGTATCGGCGATCGCGACTACGCTACCAGGAATAAAGAAAAGTCCCTCCATGCCCACCTTAAAGCTAACTTGCTGGTCAAGCTGGTTGGAGATTAGCGCCCAGTGCCCACGTCGTTGCGCTTCTGACTCACGCGTACAGCCGATCGCCGTTATATCAAGACGGTTAATCTTATGGCGGCGTACCAGTTCGACACGTTGCCCCGTTGCGATGGCATCTTCATAGTGGTTCTTCGGGTTGCCGTATGCTACCGCGAATGTGGAATACCGAGTTTTCTGGCTACCGGACGCGTAGTCGAATCGACCATCAATAACCGAGGCGTTGGTGATAGTGTGCGACACTGCTGCGACCGGTTGGTCACTGACGATATTCAACATCTGGTTGCCCCACCAGGTCATTCCGGCGAAGATGGCGGCTAAATCCTTAAGCACGGTCCAGGCATCCGTCTGTGACTGAATGTACATATCATTCTTAAAGCGGATTTCTCGACCACCGTTGCCGTCGCTGACCAACTGATCGCAGCGCTGCGCAATCTGGTAGAGCGCGTACCGGTTTAACATTTGCGGTTTGATACGCCGACCGAGGCCGAAGCGCTCAGTAATACAAATATCGTACCAGTGCCACGCAGGGTTATCCGTCCATGCGCGTTTAAACGTGCCGTCCCAGTCCCCGGAATAGGTATGATTAATCGGGTCGTAGTTGTTCGGTATTAGAACTTTGCGGCCTTTGCACTTGATGGACACGCGCGGGATGTTCTGGAACGCTTTGGCGTCGAACTCCACAAACAACAGCGCGGTTAGCGGGTAACGCAGGCGGGCGTCAATAATCTCAGTGATGGACTGCACCCGGATATCATTAACCACTTTCGCCGATGTGGAGTCTGCCGTTATGCGGTGCACCTCCACGCGCCAGCCGGTATTCACGTTCGGCGGTAATTCGATGCGGTGGTCGCGCTCATACAGCGACATTGTTTTACCAACGGCGGCGAATCTGAACTCACGCGGGTCGGCGTTATCCGTATACACAACGATCTTATAGTCGATGCGCCCGCCCACCAGGTCGCCATTATCTTCGTTTGTGTACAGGGCCGGAATGCCGATGCGAATGCGCACGGCGTCCAAACTGGTGTCGTTAATCTGGCGCACCCACGGCGTGCCGTTTTCCAGTTTTACACCGATGGATTGCTCACTTTCCACCGCTGAAAATCCGTGGATCACGTCCTGGTGCTGTGTGCCTGGGCGGAACTCCACCCGCGCGCCGGGGAAGTTTTCGGACAAGTCCGCGTTCTGGATCGGTGTTCCATCAAGGTAAACACGCTGCCGCAATTCGCTGGCGCTGGTAATACTTTCGAATTCCCCTTCCCCCAGCGCAAGCAAGATGCGGATTTTAGCCAGCGAATGCAGGCTATCTGGCGTCTCCTGTGGGGTGTGCTGTTTGCCGCCGCCGCCTTTATGCCCTGTGACGTCGTAGATAATCGTCATTCGTTCAAGTCCTCGGTTACGATTCCGGCTGAAATAATAGCGCCGCCGATCTCACGCTCGCCCCATAATACACCAAGAGCCGTGCCTTGCGCGGTAGTGTTTACTGGGCCTCCGAACGCATACGACGCTTTGTTATCCACGTCCTGCCTTGTCTGCAATCCTTTCGGTTGTGGCGACAGCAATTGCATAACGCCACCCAGCGCCATCGACATCCCGAACGAAAACGTCGCCGTCCCGATAGCGGCAGCGGTTGCAGCCGAAGCCCCGAAAGCGGCAGTAGCAAGTCCGCCCGTATAGAACGACGCCACTACGATCGCGACACCCGCCAGCAATTGTCCCAACCCTCTTTTTGCGCCAGTCATAACCGGCGCGATGGTGACGACGCGGTTGCCGTGGAACTCACCCAGCTCATCATAGCCGGTCATCGTGTGGTCGCCTTTGCGCACCTTGAACATCATATTGTCCAGGTGGGCTGACATTAGAAAGTCCTGTAAGCCGGGTAACTTCACGCACAGGCCGGTAATACCCTCGCCCGGAGTGAAGCAGTCCAGCTTATGCACTTTACCGAATCGACGTCCTAAAACGCCGTATAATTTAAATGTGGTCATTGCCATTCTGTTATATTCCCCGGTAGGTCTTTATGACGTACCCATTTAACCACATTGTCCCGGAAAAATCCTGCCCGGAAGGGAATCACGCTCGACAGGCTGCCGTAGATATGGTGTAGTAGTTGGTTGCCCGGAAGGAATATCCCAGCGTGGTTAGGCACAGGCGCGCTAATCTGCATGATGACCATTGCCCCCGGCGTATTCTCCTCGCATTCCCTGAAGCCAGCACCGTACCAATTATCCATATACAGATTTTCGCCTGTCTCCCACCAGTTATACGGCACGCGGAAGTCTGGCAGGTTTACACCCTGCTTTTTGTGCCAGTCCATGACGAGGCCATAACAATCTGTAATTCCGAGAACAAATCGGCGGCCTACCAGCGGCGGGTCTTCAGGGTCGATCTCGATAAAGTCGCCATATTCGTTAGTGATGGTCCAGACTACGCCGCTGCCGTTGCATCCGTTAACGTCGCCAAGTGAGGGTGTAAGCTCTCGCTGGCCTGGATGCGAGTGGACTACTCGCACGACGTCGCCCATATCCTCGGCATCCATCCAGGCCATATCACTAATCGTGAATGCGTCTCTGCGTGAGCGCACGCCGGTCGGGTCTTCGAATACGTTCATGCACGGGACAAATACTTGTTTGCGGCCCACCATGACAACAAGGCCACAGGCTTCTTCAGGCAGACATGCCGCAACGTGCGCGGCGATATCGCTTTTAACCTTTTTCGTTAACATGGCTACCCCTTGATTAATTTGGACCCAGGAAAACCACCGAAGTCCAGCACCGCAGCTTTAGGATCCGCAAGCCCTTGCCCAAAACGAAGATAGCAGTCGGACAAACAGCCGCCGCATCGGTCCATATTCATTGCGATGACTTCATTACCTCGCTCGTCGTAATACTTTATTCCAGGCTGTGCAAGGTTCCATGTGCAACCGTCCCCGCTGGCGTACTTCCCGTTGAGCGCCCATTCGCACATGTTCATGATCTGGCGACGGGGAACGACCTGCCCTTCCATATCCGCGGGGGAGGATAGTGCGAAGGTGATTTGCTTGCCTGGATTGCGCCCGACCTGCGAGTCGATGTAATACTCCTGCACTCGTTTCTGCGTCGGGTCTGGGTCCGACCCGTTATCCAGGAACTTCGCGAATGTGTCGATTATTTCAACCTTCGCGCCCAGTAGCTGGTCGTGATTCAGTGACAGCCGGGTTATTATGCCGCCAATATCGACGATTGTTAGTTGCGGTTCTGCTGCCGTCGATGTGGAAAAGTTAAGGCCGGACAAATCGAAGGGCCAAAATTCGAACTCCTGCCCGCCGAAGAAGATTGATTTAGGTTTTAGCTTATCCTCGTCACCACCCGCGGCAGCGATATCCTCCGCAGTGTGTGGGATAAAGCAGTAATGAAAATAGTGGTGGCCCGCGCCGATCGCGCCGTCTCCGGGTTCCACGTCCTGCGCGTCAATGTGAATCAGGCGAACGCGTCCTGAGGGGTCAAAGCGCGTCGCTTCACGATAGAGTTTATTCATCTTACGAATCCAATAGCAGTCTTAAGGGTGGCGGATACCGTTGCCGTGTAGTGCCCGTTGTCCGTGTACGACAAGCTCGAACGCTCGACCACGAATAAACCTGTTTCGCCATCCGGCGCGGTGACGACAAACGGTTTTACGAAGTGACCGCGAAGGAAGTTGTAAACCAGTTTAGGATTGCACCATTTGTCCGTAGTCAGCCCGACGAATTGCACGGGGAACTGTTTCGTTTCGGCGTTCGGGCCGTCCGCGATGTTCTGTCCGTAGCCATTACCGAATTGCAATTCCTCCGACCGGAAAGCTAACTGCACGTCGCCACCGCCCTGCAATTGCATGTGCCAGTAATATGGCCATTCGTTTGATCGCGGGTCGTGTGCTTCGATTAGCTCATATGCCGCACCGGATTTCGTTGGCCCAGCCCAGTTATCTTTCAGAGTAATGACCGTGTTCGAGTTGAATGCCGCAATTTTGCCGGTGTAGTCGTTGCCGTCGATGCGGGCGAATACGAGTACCTTCCCGATCTCGCTAAGGAACGCCGTTCCCGCGCCCGTGACGGTCTTACTTCCTTTCGTTAGTGTGATTGTACCTTGTGACATAAAAAGCCCCCACGTTGTAGTGAGGGCCATTTTATCATCGTTTGTAAAGTACACCACCCGGTTTCATCGCCTTCACGATCTCGGCCTTCACCGCCTCGGTGATTTGCTTGCCGAACGCCTGCGCGGTACGTGGGTCCGGCCCGCCAACACTGGTATCCGTCTTACCGGTCCCCGTGTAAACGTTAGTCGTCACGACCATACCACCGCCTGCGCCAGACGCGGCAACGCCCAGTTTCCCGTCCGGCCCGCGCTTCAGTGGCATGATGGCCTCGGGTCCAGCCTCACCCATCAACCCAGCGCCCTTAGCGAACGCCTGGACGCCATAACTGAAAAAGGTAGGCTGGCTCACCACTTGCCCCGAATAGGCCGCGAGATTGCCTCCGGTGTACGCTCCGCCGTCCGCATTCTTAGTGAGGCCCGAGAAGATAGCGCCGAACAATCCGTTTTTGCCGCCGTCGCCACCGAAAGCGCTAACGATGGACTTGAACGCCTGCGAGGTAGCCAGCTTTATTAATTCGCTCAGAATGGACTTAACCATATCTTTTGCGTTCAGCTTGCCAGTCTCGAAAAACTCGTTCATCGTGTCCTGCATAGCACCGAACGTGAATTTTGTGAGTGACGACATCTGCGTGTATCCGTTACCCATTTCATCCACACTATCGCGAAGCCCGCGACTGAATCCATCCCATAATGAGGCGTTAGCACCGGTCTGTGCTTCCTGAACCTCACGCAGCTTATACACCGCCTTGTCAATATCAGTATCGTTAGCACCGGCACGCTGAAGGCGGTCAATTAGCTGCAACTCTTCGCGCAGGTTAGCCGCTTCGCGAGTAGAAAGCGCATAGCCCGCCGCGGTGGCTTTTAGCTCGGCGTTCTGGTTCTTGATGAATGCTTCGACCTGGGCGTGTGCCTTGATCTGCTTCTCTTTCGCGTCCAGCAATTTGGCTTCTTCGACGATCTGCTCGCGTACCGATTTAACCGACTCGAACTCCGCCATTTGCTGCTTTTCTGCTGCCGTCAGCGCCCTTTCTTTGCTCGCCGCGATTAACTGTTCATGGTCCGCGATCAGCTTGTTAAGGGCCGCTTGCGCGCGTTGCGTGCGGGTCTGCGTCGATGCGTTGGCTTCGATCTGCTTTCCAGACTCACGAAGCTGGGCTAATTCGCTTCGCGCGACTTCCAGCATTTTCAGCCCGGCATCGACTCGAATTGCCGCCGCCTTTTTCGGTGCTGGGTCTTTGTAGCGCTCGTTGACCTGCTTCACCGCCTCGGCTAGTTCTTTCTCGTTAATAACACCGCGCTTATTCAGCAAATTGAGGCGGGCGATCTCGTCGGCTCGCCGCTTCGCGTTGGTTGCGTACTCCTTCTCAAACGCGGCGCGGTCGCGGGCGGTGCGGTTTGCCTCCTCGTTCGCCTTTGCTGCTTCGTCAGCGGCGCTGGCGTTGTCTCGCTCGGCGCGGTTGCGCAGGGTGAGCGACGCCACCACCTTTTCCTGGGCGACCAGTTCGCTGTAAAGCATGTTAATACGCGCTTTCTGCGCCTCGGTCATCACCCCACCGGCAGCGTTTACCGCTTTCATCTCGGCATAGTAAGCCGTGGTCATGCGCTGCAAGGATTCACGCGCTTTCATCTCGGACTCATTCGATGACTGCGCGCGTCCTACATCCAGGATGGCGTCCCACATGGATTTGGCTGCAGATGTGACGACGTTCATAGACCGCTCGAGCGTACCCATGTTGGACTTGATCTCATTGGTCATGCTGGAGAACGACGCAGCGGCGGTTTTGTTCGCCAGCGCCACCGCTTCGGTTTCTCGACCAGCCGTCACTAGTGATTGCACCTGCTGGATCTGCGCCTCGGTAACGACGTGATACTGGTCCGCCAGTGCGCGCAGTCCACCGACCGGGTCGTTCGACAATTTTGAGATGGATTCAACCACGTCAGAGATCGGCTGATTAGACGCCTTCGCAAAGTCATTCACCACTTTCGCCAGCGCGCCGAAGTCCGCACCCGCTTTAACGCCCGCCGCCGCCAGTGCCTGAATGGTGTCTCGCGTCTTGCGGAATGACCAGCCCATGCGCTCAGCGTTCTCAGACAGCACAAGGATCTGGTTAGCGGTGAGGCCGGAAATGTTACCCGACAGCGCCAGCGTCTTGTTAAGCGCTGCGACCTGGTTTTCTGCTCGGGTCGTAACTGCCACGCCGACGCCTAACGTTGCCGTTAGTGCGGCAATGCCGATCCCTACTGGGCCGAGGAATCCCGCCACATAACGCAGCGTGTTACCCAATCCCCCGAACGCCCCAGTTAACTGCGGTAACTGCTGAAGCATAACGCGGTGTACCGGCATCCCCATCTCAAGCGTAACTGCGATATCCTGTAACTGGAATGCGGCGTTACGCGAGGCAAAGCCCAGGTTTTTGGTCGACATGCCTAACCTGTTGGCAAGTCGCTCCTGTTTCGTCATGCCATCGGCAGCGCGCTGCGATTCAGTCGCCAGCTTCTCCATTCCGCCCGCGGCGTCACTCGTCACCTTTTTGGATTTGCCGAGGGTGTCGTTTAATTTCTTAACCTTGTTTTCTGTGTTCTCGGATTTCTGTGCGAATGAATCAAGCACAGTATTCGCCGTTCTGATTTGTGCAACATCCGCCTTTAGCGTGATGCCTGCTGCCTGATCTGCCATTATGCAGTCCCCTTTTTTATTCAGTTGCCGATTGACATTGTATCAGCGAATTTCAAACAAACCCTATGCAGTCTCAGACGAGGGGGGTGCCAGACCCCCGTCTAGTCTGAAAGACTGGGGTGCTGTCCCGCTGTCCCGATCGGCTGAAACCAGCGGCAGCACTGGCGGGGACGGGGTGCTGTCCCGCTTTGTCCCGCCCCTGGTCTGTCCCGCTTTTTGTCCCGTTTGTTTTATGCACGAAATGCGAATAGATATGCACATTTATGGGGTGGGACAAAACGGGACGTCCCGCCTGTCCCTCTTTTGGTTTATGCAATGGGAGTGATTAGATATGCAGTTTTACAGAGGCGGGACAAAACGGGACATCCCGCTTTGTCCCGCTTCACTGTGCGTGGTTCTGCTGCGCCATTTCATCAAGCGCGATTCGTTCCATTAGCTTGATATCTTTAAACGCGCGCTGCTCGTTTTCGATACCGTGCATCTTAAATAACCACTCCAGCACGCCGTAATCGATGCCGTATGCGCCACCAAATCCGGTGCGCCATTGCGTGGCACAATCCGTGAATACTGCGACTATCTTCGCGTTGTCAGGCCATAACGCAACAGGCGGACAAACATCTTCGGGGGACGCACCCCATAAACTTGCGGCTAAATCTTCGGAGGGTGGCGGCGGGCCATAAAAGCGTCGCGCCGCCTCAATTAGTTTTTTTCACGCAAGCCCATCAGTTCGAGATAGTACGACGTATGGAACACACCGAACGCGCGAGGATAGTTGACCACCAGGCGGCGGACGTTCTCCGCGTTAAATTCGTCTGGCAGATTCCAGCCTTCTGCGACGTGCATGATGGCCTCGACCATAACGTTAAAGCCGTCCGGGTCATTGTCGTCATATTCCGACAGCTTGCGTTCGGTGTCCTGCATGGTCTGCGAAAATTCGTCGATCGGGCGGTGACGGACGGTAAACGTCATCTTGCCGGGTTCGTTCTCACCAGGGCGCGGGATCTCAATCGGCAGCTTAAAGGTCGGCTTAGGGTCAAGAGTGAAGAGTGGTGCTTTAGCCATTGTAGTATTCTCCAATAAAAAAGGGGCCGTGCTGGCCCCATATTAACACTCGCTATTTAAGCGACCAAATTAAGACAATGCCTCGACCAGATCCTTACGGTAGATAACCATATCAGACTGCATGGTCAGAGTAGACTGTACCGTTTCCACGTTGTTTACTTCAGCGGAAGGAATCTTCTGGAAAGATACCTTAGCCGGGTAAATACGAATTTCACCTTTGCCACTTGCTGCCGCTGGGTTAGTGAACTTGATCACAGTGGTTTTCTGTGTGTCGTCCAGGTCTTCCAGGATTGGGCGGATCGGGTCTTCTTCGTCGTGGGTGAAGGTGTAAGTCTGTACCAACGGGTTTTTCGTGGTGTTAAGACTGATTGCGGTGTTCACCTGCAACGGCTGGAAGGTAGTAGTCTGCTGGTCGCCACCCGACACGGCAACGTTAGTAATGAAAGGGAAGTCGATAAAGCTCGACACCTTCACCACTTCGCCCGGAGTGCCTACGCTGAAAGCGCCGGTCGGGTATTTTGTGACGTCAGAGGAGTCGAAGCGCGCCAGCGTCACGTCGTTCTCGGCTACTTTACCCACGATGAATGCGCGGTTAAGCGCTCGGACCCACGGGGTTTTAGTGAACATAACAACGTCGCCAACAACCAGGCCATGCGATGCCGCGCAGGTAATTACGCAACCTTGCGTAAGGTCAGAGATTGATGCGGTGGCGTTGGTAGCTGCCGTAACAGCGATGCCGCTGCCTAATACGGACCCGATCTGGACGCTGGACCCGTTGGGGAGTTGATAACCCATAATAAAGCTCCTGTTTAGATATACGGTTTAATGATACAGCACGCGCAGAATTGCGCCAAATCAGGCACAACAGGAATAGGGCACTGTAACCACGATGCGGGCGCGATCAACATCCTCAATCACCGAACTGGTGTATGGCGCGTCCTGAAGCTGGAACGCAGCGCCGGTAAGCCTTACGGCCTGCCACTTGTCAGACGTCGCGATGGCGTCCGCCAGTTCGCTCGCATACTGTGTGCCAGTGCCTGCAGGAAACACCACGGCAACCTGATACACACCGGCATAGATACGGCCCTTCTGCTGGAAGCCCACAAACTGGGTAGGGGCCGGAAGCAGGTACGGTTCCAGGTAGACACCGCTGCCGTTTGCGTGGTCGCCGCTCACGTTCTCCCAGTTAACCTTTATCGGGCGCTGGTTAGTGCTCAGGCTTACCGATAATTCTTCTACAACGCTGTTAAGCGCCTTGCGGATTAGAGTATTGCTCATTATTTCACCTTAGAATTAATTTCTGCCGCTACGACGCGAACAACCCCCGCGGGCGCTTGTTTACTCCAACCATACTCAAGTCGCTGCGCATACGGCACATTGTTAGTAAACCAGATCGACCCGTATTCACCTGAATCATAATGCGCCAGCACTTCACGCCCTGCGGCTAGTGTTGCCGTTCCGGCCTTATCCACGCGGTCGATAGCGCCTACAGCCGGTTGGTCGAACGTAACCTGCCAGTTACCCCGGAAGCGTCCGCCGGTGTAATTCTTCGCAGCCCAGCCACGCTGGCGGAACGTGACGTTGCCGTTTTTAGTCTTGAATGACACCAGCACGCCAGCGTGCTTTTTCTGCCCGCGCTTCAGTTTGCCGCCATTCTTGCGACGCTGCGCGGCGTTCACCTTGTTCGCGTGCTGGCGGGCCAGCGCGTAAGCCCTGTTAATTTTCCACCGGCGAGGGTCGCCCACCGGGGAGATCTCAATAAGGCGTCCGAGTATTTGCATCCCGTACGCCCGCACCGCCTTATCGTTGTTCTCCTTCGTCTTATCCACCCACGTAGCAATAGTGGCGGCGAATGAGTAGACTTCAGCCACGTTAGCCCCTTAGCTGTAGTTGAAACAGCATGGTCGTCCCCGCCGGTTGCAGTGGGTTAGGGTTAACGACCCGGTAGTCAGTGCCGTTCAGGTTAACAAGGTCGCCCACCCGCAATTGCTCAACCGCCCGACATAAAAACTTCACATCACCGGCAACGATACGCGTTCCGTCGATCTCGCTAGGCTTGTACTCCTCGCGAAGACCTATGACGTCGAACGACGTTGGCGGGATTACCACTTCGTCGCCGTCTACGCGGTCAACCGACCCCGGACGCGTAACCGTAACGGTCATGCCGAATTTTTTAATCAGCGGATTCACTTTCCGCTTTAATCCTGCGTAATTAAAGCCCGCCATTATCATCCTCCTGTACCGGTGGTTCTGGTTCTGGTGCTGGCTCCTGTTCTGGTTGGCGTTTAGTATTTGCGGCGATAATAGCCGCCAGTAATGCAGGATTCATATCACCCCCGGAATACATCGAAATTGCCTGCGGCGTTGCCGCCAGAATCAACCCAGTGCCCTAACAAGCCATCCCACCACGGAAACGACACCCCGCTACCAATCGACGCCGGGTCGTATTCCATCGTGATCGGGCCGACCGTTTCGCGGATAGTCTCTTTACCATCGCCGACCGGAGAAATATCGATCTCGTCCGCCACCAACAACGCCAGCCTGTAAACAGCTTGCTCAACGGCAACGGGGATTGATGCGAAGTCTACAATCTGCCCAGCGGGAACTACTGCCAAATCTTCAGTAAGCGTGTTTAGCACCGGCTTACCGTCTGACGGGTAGTTGACGCGGGGCCATGCGTCTATCCCTGTCTGGTCCGCCTGTTCGCCGATCCAGTTGATGCCGTTAAGAAAGTCATTAACGATGGTAAGGTGTCGCGTTGCATCGCCCAGCGTGACTTCAACGCCTCGCGCAGCGGCATAATCGACAAAGGTTTGCGGGTCGCCATACATTAGATTCACTCCTATAAAAAAGGCGGGCATAAGCCCGCCCATTTGGGATGTGCGCCCGTTAAGACGCGGTAGTCGCCGTCAGCGTAACCAGTACGCCAGCGGTTTCCTTGATGTGGCGGGTAGGCACTGCCTGTGCGGCCTGGGTCTTACGACGGCCTTTAGTATCGCCATCACCCACAGCGCCAACATCCTGCACGGTTGCCGGTGCGTTGTCTACCTGGCCCTGATCCAGTTCCCAGTTAGCGGAAGTGGTGATATCGTCCAGTTTGAACGAGCGTACACCTTCGATCGGGGTACGAGCGGACGCCTTCAGACGGTAGCCTTTAACAGCCACGTTGAAGTCGAACTCACCCTGCCACCAGCGCTCAATGTTCTCGTTGCCGCCTTTTTCCTGCGCCAGCATGTCGAGGCCGTTGGTCGTAACTGCAACCGCGCCAGGGACCAGACCCAGCATGTTACCAGCGCCCATAGCATCGGCAGCGGCATCGGAGATAATGAAGCGACGGCCCAGGCCATCACCCATTACCTGGAGATCGCCAATTGCGAATACCTGTTCAGCGGAAGGGAGTGCCTGGTACGCAATGAAGTTTGCCCAGGTAACGCCGTCCATAAACCAGGACTTAATCAAAGACGCCTGATCGCCGAACTTAGAAGCCGCCAGCGGGAAGTCTGCCAGGGTCGGGAAGGTACGACCGCCAACGCCGTCAACGCGCGCCGGTTGGGTGTATTTTGCCGCTGCGTTGCTTTCGATCGCCGCTTTACCCGCACCGATACCAGCTTTTAGGTAATGCAGCAAAATCGCTTGAGTAGCCTGCGCCGCAATCTCAGCCGCAACGCTGTTAACGTTGGTTTCGATTTTAGCCATCATGGCCTTAGTGATTGCTACCGGACCCACTTTCGCGGAAAGGTTAACGGAGTTGGTCAGCATACGCGCCAGCACTTTAGCGGTTGCCGGAGTGCCGACAGGGGCGTAGGCGTTACGGTCGGTAACAAGGTTGGCGATCAAGCCTACGGACATTTTCTCAACAACATCCTTCAGCACTTCACCAGTACCGAGAACAACAGCGCCATTGGCGGCGGCGTTGAAAACGTTCAGGTTGTCGGGGATCATTTGCGTAACCGCGGTAACGAGTTTACGCTGGAACACTGTTAAAGACATATCGAAATCCTTTGAGTTGTGAGCATTCGCCCAGTGACGTTAATGTTACCTTAGATTTACGCGCTCGCAAAATTGCCCGCTTTCGCGGGCAATCTGCTTACTCGTCGTCGCCCATCTTAGCGATGATTTCACCTGCCTGTTTCGTAAGGTCAGTGATACCGAAGCTGTGGCCCATAGTGATTTTCGACTTCACATCTTCGACAACCTGCGTCGGTTTGCTAGGCGCGCCACCGGCTGGCGTGCCAGCCAGGACGGATGCAAAATCGGCGTTATTACGGAACTCTTTTTCAAGCTCTTCCATAGTCAGCGCGGACGGTTTGCCATCCTGCAAGACACGCACTTTCAAGCTGCCGTCTTCGCCGTCTTCCAGCGTCAGGCGGTCCATTACGTGGCGTTGCATGATGCCCGCATTCTTACCGAATAGCTTCGATGCCAGGTCTTTGGCAGCGCTGCCGATGGTTAGATCGTGGATCTGCTTGCGGTAGGCTTCGATTTTTCCCGATGTGTCTGCTTCGTGTTTCGCAAACTTATCCTTCCAGGACTTGTCGATCGCTTCGAGGTCGCCATTTTTGCGCGCGGCGGCTTCCTCTTTCTCTTTCGCAAGGCGCTCAGCTTCGGCGCGGCGTTCAGCTTCTGCTTTCTTCTCGCTCACCAGCTTCGCGTTGTTGTCTTTCAGACCCTTGATTTCCGCCTGTACTTCTTCTGCGGTCATGAACGTTGACTTATACCCGTCACCATCGGCAACAAAAAGCGCCTTCATACCTTCCGGCAACGCGTCATATTCTGCTTTAGTAAGTTTCATGCTATCCCCCTGGGATTGTGGCAGAGCAGGCCACCCGCTCGACTTCACGCTTCTAATATTATCAGCGATAAAAATAATCGCAAAATTCGCTTGCAATCCTCGTATTGGTTGCACTATATTGGTTGCACACCAACAACGAGGACACACAAATGAGACTGACGAAAGACATTAAAAACCAGATTCTGGCTAACATCCTGCGCGACCACGAAATCGCGACCGAAGCCAAATCAATCATGATGGACTCTCGAAATCTGGCGTACGCCATTACGCTGGACTGTATGCCGGAAGGCATTCGCACTTTCGCCGAGCTACTCTCGCGCATTAAAGCAATCGGCGATGACCCGTCGCAGATGTACGGAGTAAGCGTATACACCAACAAGGCGACGTATAGACATGACGACGACAACCCATATGGTATAGGCAGCGTTTACGACGCCACTTTCGAAATCAACGCAGGCGGAAACGTCCGTACCGTGTCATTGAGCGGAGACGGATACCGATTCCGAGTACATCGAGGATACTGGGAGTATAAATACATGAATAAACTATCCCCCGATCTCGGCGATATTGTGCCAGGGTATGAGGAAATTTTGTTAGCGTCAGTGTGCGAAGTCGACGACGACGGGAAAGCGCTGCCGATATATAAGCCACGCGGTCGTATAGACTACCCGGCGGGTCATGATTTCTGCAAGCGCCTGGACCGTAACGACAAGGCCCGCCGTGAGTTGCGTGCTAAGTATGACGCGTTCAAACTAACTGTTACCGGCGTGCTGGATATGCACAATACAGATAAGAAGCTGATCAAGGCGTGGCCTGAAGTTGAACAGTTCATTCCTTACCCGGACAAGCCGAAGTCCACGGCGGTGGCGCTGGACGTGAAAACACTAAACGAGATTTGCGGTATTCCGCGCTAACGAAAAGGGGGCCATCACGGCCCCCGAATTATTTTCTGCAACTCCAGCACTTGCGCCCGCAGCTTCGCACCACACTCCATATTCTTAACATCAACCAGCAAGTCTTCGTCTGGATCTGCCGAGGCATTCTCAAAGGTGCAAGGCGGTCTATAGACCGACTCGGTTAGCGGCATCAATGGCGCTTTGCTTGATCCGCACGCGCTCAGCATCAAAACTGCAATCAGGACGGTTAGGACGCGTAACATATTTCACAACCTCTTTCGTGATAGTCCGGTATTCCACATCGCGGGCCTGTTCTGCCTGCACAGCCCCCTCGACAACCTTAGTTTGCTGCCGTTGGGCTTTCGCTTGCGCTTCTTGCGATGCTCTCGCCACAACGGCAGCTCGGTAGGAATCACCCTGCCAGAATCCTACCACCAGACCGATAACCAGTCCGATCGCTGCATATTTAATCACGCCATAACCCCCGGTTTTTAAGCTGTGCAATAGTCATCAGTTCGCCAGAATCGGTAAACATCTTCGGCACTTTCACGCCGCGCATAATCTGGTCGGCGCGTTGCACTCCATATAACTCCTCCAGAATATGGCGCGGCTGGCGCTGCACCCATGAGAAGAAATCAGTCTGCGCGTCTACCTGCTCACTCAGCAATCTGCCTGCGTCAGCCTTCAGTGCCGGACGCTTACCACTGGGCCAGTCTTCCATGCCCTTAACTTTCCACGTCTCCGTCGAACGGCAGCAATAATGCAGCTTGCCCGGACCAGCGCCATATTGTGATCCCGCCACCACTTTCCCGCCGCGTTTTCCTTTGGTGTCGGGAGTGACGTCAACAGGATAAAACAGGCGATCGCGTAGCTGGCACATAGGGGAAGTATGAGTGTCCAATGTGGCCAACCATTGGCGACCTTCGAGAATATCGTCATTAGCTTTCACCATTAATTCGCGGGCGGTCGCCGCATAGTGGTTGACAGCGGACTTAACAACGCTTGAGATTGCTTGCGCACTACGACCGCCGAGCGCGCGCCTCACGTCCGCGATAATTTCCATAGTCGGCTTGCCCTGGATGAATCCGGCGCGCACCTGATTGCCGATCTGCGTCCTTGTCCACTCTGAAAGTGAATCCGGCCATTGCATCATGGTGTTACCCTGGAACGGGTTTTTCATCGCAGTCGCTGCGACCTGCGCGCCTGTTACTACACCCACCACCTCGACCGCAGGTACGGCGACCACCGGCTGGATCGCTGCCGTTAATGTGTCGGCGAGGTAATCGGCCTCGGTGTCGGCAAACTCCTGAAGACTATCCGCCAGCACTTTAAACTCGGCGCGCAGTTCCGTTTTGACGGTCTTGTCGAGTTGCGTTAACAGTGTGGTAAGTGCCTTGTTGCTCATGGACTTTTTGCCATCAAGTAACTCGGTCAGCTTACCAAGTAAAGTGGGCCGGAACTTCTCCCACATAGCCAGCACCCTCCGCGCCTGATCATTGCTCAGGCGCTGGGTGAAGATGTGACGGCGAATCATTCGATCCGCCAAATGTTGATTAATTGTCTTCGACATTGTCCGCTACCTTGTCCGGGTCTTCTTCGGTAGATTCTACCGCATCGGAGGACATTTGGGGCAGTGGATTCTGATTCCGCAATTCGTCTTCAACCTGCTCGACGGTTTGCGAGTCGTCGATGACACCCTGCGCCATCATCCACTTGATGAAGTCAGCCAGGCGGACCGTACCCGTCTGCACACCCGACATCATCGCGGTCATAAGCTGCGCATCAACCGTGATTTCGGTGTAGAACTTATTCAGCGTCACACGCTGGTCGGCGGTGTCGCCCGTGAATAGCTGGACGATTTGCAGCGCACGGTTGAAAGCCTTCTCGACGTTACCGGCGATCAGTGACAGGATACTGTTATCAGTCTGCGCATCGTAGGCCGCTTCCGTTGCCGTCTTAGGTGCTGTCCCCTTCTCGACCAGGGCCGCGCCAAGTTTAGCCATTTGCAATTCGCGACGCTCACACAGTGCAACAGACAAGTTGCGCTCCTCCGCCTGGATCAGTTTAGCGTCCATGTTCTGGCCCAGGATAACGCCCTTAGTCGCACCGAGGGCAATGCCGCCCTTCAGGTTCTTGTCCGCCCATGATTGGGTCAAGCCCGTCGCAACGAGGGTAGGCTGGCCCACGATGTGCGCAATCTCGGCGACGTCCGCTTCGGCGTTGTAGTGCTTAATGTTGATGGATGCGATATCCGCCAGCGGAGCGGCGTCAGGCGTTGCGTTGTTGTCCACCGCACCGCACCAGCAAAACGGTAGTTGCGTAAGCGCATTACCGGAAGCATCCACCAACGGCACCAGATCGGTGCGGGTAAATCCACGCGGCAAGTCCATCTGCACTTCGGACGTGTCCGCGTTGTAAAACCAGCGGCGGGCGTGTGCCTTGCCGTCAATCATGCGAAGCTCGGTCCAGATTGTTACTTCGTGGTTTGCGAAGTCGTCCGGGTCTTCGGTGCTGATTTCGTCCGTTTCCTTCAGCACAATTAGCGTATCGACGCCGTGGGTCTGCCGCCAGTTGATGATCTGTTCTGCCGTGTACAGGCGGATAAGCGGGCGGTGTGACGCCATCTCGGCGGCTGTCTGCGGAACTACGTTACCCAGTTCATCAAAGTTAGCCTGGCGGTCGTAGTCCACCATAAAGCCCGCGCGGCCCGATTGCAGAACTTCCGACATAGCACCGCGCAGAAGTTGCGGCAATGGCATACCGCTGCCGTCTACGTCGTCAATCAGGTCAGCCATCGCCCCAGAAAGGTCCAGACTTACAGGTTTTGCAAAGGCGACGCCTAACAGCGCGTTAAGTGTGCGGGCGGTGGCGTTCAGGAATACAGCGCGTTGCTTGTACGCCTTATATCGCGCCCGTGCTTTTGGGTCAGTATTGTCGCCACTGGCGGGATGAGGCAGGTACAAGGGGCCGCACGCCTTCACGGCGCGCTCCCCTGCTACACAGTCACGAATCATTTTCCACTCTGGCGCGATGCGCGCATAGAGAGGGTGCTGGTTGTCAACGTTAACGGTCATGGTCGTTTCCTTAGTAGAAGTCTACAGTTGGAACAACGGCGATCGGACGAATCACTGGGAACAGGTGCGCAATTGGATAGCCCGCGGCATCGTTCATGTGGTCCACACCGGCGGTTTTATCCGGCTCGCCTTTCTTCAGGTCGTAGACCTGCTGTTCCAGACATTTCGCTAGTGTAGGGCATTTATCCAGGTTGACAAAATACTGGCGCACGCCCTTCGAGTTGCACATCATCGTATTCATCGCGATCAATCGGTCTTTCACGGGAGGGTTAACGCTGTCATACTCCACCTCGAAGCCCGCGTCTTCCAGTTGCGCGATATCGGACGACGATGCGTTGACAGTCTTGCGAGACTTGCCGCTGCTATCCGGGTAAACAACAACACGACCGGCAGCACAATGATCGGGGTATCGCTCCTCGATCGCCTCAATCATAGCCGGGGTATCAAACAGGTCCACAAATTCATCCACTGCGTGAATCTCGTCGCGGAACTCCTTGTTTTCGGTGATGCGCTGCCGTCTGACGTACACGACCGCCGCCATTTTCGTGACGTTAAAGTCCATACCGATAATCAGCGTGTCGTCCGGTTGCACTTCTTCGGTGCTGGCGTTCTCCTCACGGTTAAACATCTTGTATACCGCGCCCGACGTAAGGTTAACAAACAGGCCGTTCAGGTACGCGTCGATCAGGTTAGCTGGGTACTGACTACGGAGCGTGTCGATAAAGTCTGCCGGTAAATGGTGGTTGTCCGTGGTCTTCGCCCGGATCAAGCGTTTCTGGTTGTCTTTCTCCACCTCGAAAATCTGGTACATTGCCCGGTAGCCTTCCGGGGTGGACACGATGACAAACTGGCGGACCAGACCCGCACGCAGACGGCCGAGCAATTTGTGATACGCCGCCAGCGCAACGTCCTGCTTCGTGGTGTCGAATTCATCGGCAACAATCCACGCGGCGTTGACCCCGATCAGGCGGGTATAGTTCTCCATTGATTCACAGATAACGCGGGTCCATTTGCCTTTCACAAGCACGTTATAGATCTTGTCCTGCTTATTGAACTTCCACCGGAAGCCCGCCTCGTCAAACGCCTTTTCCAATTCCGGGTACATGATTTTAACCAGGAGGGGGATTGTCGGTTCTGTAACGATGCCGTCATGACCAGGGTTCAGTGTCAGAAGCTGGATGACCTTGCGCGCCGCAACCCATGACTTACCGCCACCGAAGCCGGAACACAGGCCGAGGATTTTGGTCTTTGTATCGCGCAGTAGTTCCACCTGGTGGGGAAGGCAATCAGGCTGATACAGGCGGACGGCCTGCGCAACACGCGTAGGGCGCGGCGGTCGGTTGCGCTTTGCGATCGCGCGTTCCAGGGCGCGGTGTTCTGCCGCATAATTACGCATTACTCACCCTGGCCTTTGCCGGTAGGTTCGACAACGACGTCGCCGTTATCATCTTCGTCGTCATCCAGTGGAACATCATCGCGGACGCCGTGGTTGGCTTTAAGCAGGAACGTGGCGAAGCCCGCCGCGATGGTAACGCCGCCAGCTTCCATCAGGAAAGTTTTCTGTAGCTCCATAGCGTCCGCCATAGCCTCGGCGAACTCCTCATGTGCACGCGCCCAGCGATACAGGCAAGCGACGCCAACGCCGATTTCCGCGGCAAATCGACCGAAGGTTGGCATTTTGTTGCGGGGAATTACTTGCGCAGCGCCTTTATCGGAGTAGTTGACCTGCCAGGCGTCGGCGTCGGCAAAATAGCGGCGAAGCTGGTCGCAGTAAACGGATCTGTAGTCAGTAGGGCGTCCGCATTTGCCGCCTTTACGACGCTTGCCATATTCGATCTCAGGTCCGAGATTGGTATGCTCTGTTTGCTCGCCTGGTTTACGGCGCGGGGTTACTGCGACTCGTCCGTCCAGTTTAGCGCGACGACCTTTAACTTTAATTTCTGCCATGATATAAGCCCTTTTGTGCATATGCGCCGACCATCGGCAACATAAGAGACGGCCCTGCCATCTGAGGGGATTATAACAGGCACAAAAAAGCCCACCAAATCGGCAGGCTGGGAGGATTACTGGTTGCCGTTACTTCAACATTTCCGGGCTAATGGTTAAGCGCGCCACTTCGCCGTAATTGGCGCTGTAGGTGATGACGTTGGCACTACGACCGGACATCCAACCGCCGCGGCTGGCATATGCGTCTTTCGCTGCGAGGGTCCGGTGTTGTTCAACAATCATGTTGCGGGATTCTACAATCTTCTGGTGGTGCAAGTGGCCTACGTGTGCGTAGCTGTACTCACTGGATCCGAAAGCCTGTCTGAATTTAGAAATCATGACGGTCTCGATAGCATCGAAGCGCGCTTTGTGCCCGTGGTGGAAGAACAGCGTGGTCTTGCCGTGTTGCACCATTTTGTACACGTCCGGGGACGTGTCCACCTCGACGCGTGGCTCGTTCTCGTACAGTGTATTGAACATTTCAGCCAGCCAAATCATGCCAGACTCGTCATGATTCCCCTGGACGATTAGAAGTTTGACTTTGTGGTGTTTTTGCAGCGCCAGGTCTACCACGTTGCGCACCATGCGAATCATGTAGCGTACCAGTTTCTGGTAGCGGGTGTCGGCGTCCAATACGTGACCGCTTGCCGGTGTGACGGCATCAAGGCTATCAAAGTGCGCCATATCGCCGAGGATATTGATCACGGCAGTGCCTGCGTCCGGTGCGCGGGCGAAGGCTTCGACAAACCAGCGGTAGAACAGGTCTTCGGCGATCGCCATATCCCAATCTTCGCCAGTCTCCTCGCCCCATGCCAGCATACCCAGGTGGAAGTCGGACACGGTGTACAGGTTGAGCAAGTCTAGCGCCTGGATCGGTACTGGCGGGGCGTTTACTGGCGCTGCCGGTGTGATTTCGCTGTTCATACCCTCGACAACGGCTCGCATTGCTTCAAGCTGGCGCTCCTTGTCTTGCTCAGTGATAACCCACGACATGACCTCTTCGCCATTTCCGCGCACCAGGGCGGATACGCGTTTAACACCGAAGCCATCAGCAACGCGCTTACGAATTACGGCATCGTTACCGTGACCAATACCTTTCTTCGACAGGCGGGCTTTGCGCATGTAGACATTTCGAAGGGCAATGCCGTATTTCTTCGCAATATCTTTCGACGTAGTGCCTGCTTGCAATTCTGCGATCAATTGCTCATCGGTAATTTTAGTTTGCGGGTGCATATTAATTTACTTCCAGTTTGAGATGACCTGGAGGCAATATACCACGGTACTGGGCCAAGAAATAAAAAAGCCCGGAATTATCCGGGCTTGGTAGTTTACACTTCTGGATCTTCCGGCGGTGGCGGACTCGGCAGCTTCGCGTCAAATACGCCAGCATGACTGATAGTGTCCGCGATAATGGCGCGAGCGCCTGGGTCTTCGGTTTTAGCCAGCGCGGCGAGCGCGTCGGCGTTATGATCAAGAATGCTTTTTAACATACTGTGTCTCCTCGTATTATGCGGCGTTTCGCCCGATTTTCTCGGCAACATCCCACTGCTTACCATCAAATAGTGCCTGCCTGCCGATTGCACGACGGACAAGCCCCTTGAGCACTGCCCCGCCTTGCTTGCGGAATTGTGGCAGCGTAGCACGGACCTTTGCCCAGTCACCCAGGCGGATCGCATCGTCGAAGTCTCCGGCGACGTCGTCCGGCATGATCGGACCAGGACCGGCATTGATAACCAGGTCCACCAGCGCGTCGAATTGCGCCTGATTGATACTAGGGTGTGCGTACTTGTTCACCCAGTTTTCGGCATACGCCACATCGCGCTTGAGTAGTTCAAGCGCTTCCGCGCGGGTAATGCTCCGCGGCGGGTTTGTGCCAGTATGCCCATAGCCCCAGGTGTACAGGCCGCGTGCCTGCTCTTTCTTAGTCGCGAAATACGGCACTGGACTGAACGTCTCCCATGCTGCCGTAAATCGTAGACCGTTGTCACTGAATCGCATGTTTTACCCCATTCAAAACAGCATTACGCAGCGTGCGCAATGCAAACAGCCATATTAACGCGGTCCTGGTGGTATCAGATACGTCTCCGGTTTGCAACAATCCGATAAAACAGACCATTGCCGTTAACAGATACAGCACCCGACCGAAAAAGCCATCCCGGACGGACGGCGCATACACGTTAAACAGGGACGAAGCCCCGATGATAACAAACAACAGGACGGAGATAATCATTTTGCACCCCCCGGAAGTCGGAACGACGCAATAGTCCCCCTGACCCGGTCGGCGATTGGCATCCAGAAGATTGCAGTTACGAAGCCCAAACCGGCGACAGTGCGCTCGCCAGATAAGCCAGCCCACTCGGCGATAGCTGGCGCACCAAAGATGGCACACAGGAAGCCAACTACGATATATAACACGAAGTTTAGCGGCCCTTTCGTTGCCTCGCCATGAATGCGTGCGCCTACGAAGCCACCAGCAAGACACGCAAGGGCGAATAACCACTCGTTTAGCTTATCCATAAAAAAGTCCCAGTAAGTTTTAGCTCACTGGGACTATATCACGCTTGCATAATTAATCGAAAATGGACCACTTGCCGACGCCTTTCCACTCCCACCCTTCCGATCGGACGGCCTCGAACATTCGCCCGCCGATCATATCGCGATACCATAGCCACCACATGCGCAACCTGGTAGGGTGCTCCGTGATGCCACGGCGCTTGTATATCTGGAACGTCATGCGGGTAATGCTGGCTGCTTCCACCGCGGGCCAAATCAGGAACACCCATACCAACAGCGCCAGCACCGTGGCAAAGAGTGTCGCGCACCCCAATCCAAACCAATATATCAAATCGTGTAGCATCGTATTGCCCCCTCTGGTTTGCCAATGTGGCGCGCCCAGGCGCGCGCAACGAAGTAGTTACGGAATACACGACCGCCAACCTCAAAGCGGTTATGCATTAGCATATCACGGACCGTCGCACTCATTTCTGAATCACCGAGCGCGGATCGGTAGACTTCATGCTGCCGTCCGGGTAGACCAGGATCACACCAATGCCAAAGCGCTCTGCGTCCAGATTAGCCAGGCGCATCGCATCACATTGCTGGGTGATGGCTTTCCGGGCGTTGTCGATATGCTGGCGCACCTTGTTCTCGTCGTATTTGGTATATGGGTGCTCCGTACGGGTAATCGCTTTCGCTTCGACGCCAGGGCGCTTAGGTGCATAGTTCCGGCCTACGCGGGTGTAGTTCACCAGGGTGGCGGGGTTTATTGTTGCGCCCGCAACCAGAGTGCTGTCGATAGTAATCCATTCCTTCCCGACTGACTTCACGACCCAGGTGTAGTCATTGCCATCACAACGCAGCACATCACCTACTCGTACGTCGTGATGCACAACCTGCAAATGCTCATGCAGGGTGTCTTTCCTGTACCAGTATACGCGGTCGCTGGCTTCATGGTACATGCGCACAAAGTTCGGCAGCACTTCGATCGGGGTGAAGAATAGCCCGTTATGTTTATTGCGGAATAGTAATTTCATTGCTCAGTCTCCTCGATCTCGTCAACAGTCTTATAGTCGCCATCGCATACCGTAGCGATGCCGTCCATCTCATAATCAGCTATGCAGTCGTCTACTGAAATAAACTTCTGCGAGAATCCAGCCATTAGCGCTCTTTGCATTGGTGTCATTTGCTCAGTCTCTTGTGTTTGCCAACCTGCGCAACGATTGGCTTACGGCGTAATGTAATACGGATGCCGATTGGTTGCAATGATGTTTTCACCGGCAGTCCGTGTTCGTTCATGAACTGGTGCAGCATTTTGGTCTGCGTCAGCGGCTTGACGTCATCCCGATAGCTCCAGAACACAGAATCACCCTCAATCGCATTCTGCGCCCATAAACGGATGCTATGCAGGGGAATATACCAGGATAACCATTTAGCGCGTCTACGTGCCATTTTAGCCCCTTATTTCGCAAGTAAGGCGTGTAGCTCACGCTGAGCCGTGATGCGAGCGATGTTAGTCACTGCCGTCTCTCCGATGCCAAACCGGTACGCAAGACGCTCACGGGCGAATTTCATCGCATACTCGCAGATTGCCACACGCAATGGTTCCAGTTCATCCAGGCTGACGCCCATGTTGTCGAACGCTGCAAAGATTGCCTGCTGCGCGAACATTACAGCCTGGCGTGCGTGGTCGGCGTTGCCGTTTGTGTGCTTCGCTTCATAGAGCGCTGCGACCGCTGATGTGTAATTCCAGATTAATGCTTTCATCGTTCAGTCCTCTTGTTGGTGTGCAACCAATATAGCAGGGCGCCAGGCAGGGTGCAACCAATATTAATCACGCGCATGAAAAAGTTGATCGCTATCTGCTGTGACTGCAAACCGCATTTTCACTCAGCATAATACAACCTGCATTGGTTGCCTAGTTCATCGACGACCGCACTTAGCATCATGCTGCCGTGTATTTTGCAATCCCCGGATTTTATTCAGTCTCAGACGAGGGGGGCCATTGACCCCCGTCTAGTCTGAAAGACTGGGGTGCTGTCCCGCTGTCCCGCTCCTCTGGAAGCCGCGCCATCCGTGGCGGGACGGGGGTGCTGTCCCGCTTTGTCCCGCCCCTTGTTTGTCCCGCTTTTTGTCCCGCTTACTTTATGCAATAAAACTGCATAACTATTCACTATATTCACACTACACGGCAACCAATACGACCAGATAAAAACACTCAAAATGGCAACCAATGCGCGCAAAATTTAATCGTCTAGCGATATGGGAATCCCCATATCGGCGACCAATGCGCGCAAATTTTAATCTTTTAAGTCGTCATCGGTCGCCGAAAGCGTGATGGGTATCTTCGTTTTGATGACGATATTCGACGACCCATAGATGGCCCCGGTGTGCGGATCGGTATAAAAACCGAGCACGCCGCGCTCGACCATATCGTCAATTGCCTTCGTCGATGTGCCACCTTTCGCAAGCCCAGCCTGGCGGACAATTGCCGATTTGCTGAATCCGGTATGGTCCGGGTTATCTTCCATCAGTTTTTCCAGCGCTGCATAAAGCACTTTCTCTTTTTCGTTGCGCGGTCCTGCGGCGTTCTCTTCCTTAACTGCGGCCTTGCCAGCGGCCTTTGCCTGCTCAATGGCGAACGGTGCCAGGGCGACCGGTACGAGGTAAAGAGTCTCGTCGCGTGGCGTGGAGGCAATCGGCTTGACGTCCCAACCGGCAACGACGTCACCGAAGTCCGGCCCGGTGCTGGTGGACTGGTGGGCTTCGAACGCCTCGGACTTGCGGAGATCCACCTTAACCTTGCACTTGAGCAGGACGAAGCCGCGCGGCGCTTGCTTGATGCCGTTACGGGATTTTTCGTGATACAGGTTGAGTTGACCTGGCTGGTTGTCGTCCGGCTGTTCCAGGAAGAACGCAGAATCGACAGCGCCATGCAGCGCGCCGGACCCACGGGGAGATCTGCTGCCGTTTGCACCCTTCGCCGGGTGGTGGATGACGCCCGCACTGCCGCCTGTATTTTCCGCAATGGCCTTCAGCGCTTTGACCACTTCACCCATATCGCTGGCGTTATTCTCGTCGAACGGTTTTGCATCGGCGGACCGCAGCGCAACAGTCTGGTTGAGTGAGTCGAACGCCACCAGGCCAACCGGCTCGCCGTTAGCGGTGCGGTTGATGAAGCTGATAACTTCACGCAAGCCGGATTTGCTGGTGATATCCCAGCCGCGTGATTGCAGATCGATAATGTGCAGCTTGTCCAGGTCGTGCTCATATTTGATCTGCAGTGCTTCTTTACGCTGGTTGGAGGCCTCACCACCTTCCGCATCGAAATAGAAGCAATGAGACTGGACGACCTTCGCACCGCCGAACGGAATACCGGCAGATACTGACGCCATCTGGCCCAGCACGTAGAACGACTTGCCAATGTTCGACTCACCGGCGAGATACCAGGTCGATTTGAAGTTGACCAGGCCTTCGATGATCGGGTCGTGCTTACTGAACAGTGCGACCGGCTCGTTGTCCAGGTCTGCATCAGTACACACGCCGTACTCGTCGCCGTCTCCGACCGCATCAACGATATGTTCATAGCACGATTCCACTTCCTCATCGTCCAGTCCCGGAAGGATGGCGGCGATTTGCTTACGTGACATGTTGTGCGGCTCGACGTTCAGGTGGTCCGGGATCCCGATAAGACGTAGCGCCAGGTGCTGGTGTCTGTTCAGTTCCGAGCAACACTCGTTGCCGGTGTGCATACACTTGAAACGGATCTCGCCATCCTTGACCATGATAGCCGTCGACCCTTCGCCGCTGTGCAGATGTTCGTTCGGGCACGGCACTTCATAACCGCGACCGGAAGATAACTCCTCGAATCCTGCCTGGAAGCACCAGTCCAGAATGCCGTCTGCCACTGCGTCGTCGCCCTGGGTAAGCTCGCGGCGTACTTCCTCCTTCTCCACGCCCAACTTATCCGCCAGGCGAAGCAGACGACGGACGCGGGCACGCTTGCCGTAGTGGCACTTAATAACAGACTGCTGGTGTGGCAGGTACATCAGGCGGTTTGTGTCTTTCGTACAATCATCGAAGTCCACATCTGACAGGCCCAGTTGGTGTAATAGTGCGTACTGGACGCGGCCCAGGTCTTCAGCCGGTACAGGCTTGTCGGTGAGCACCAGGAAACGAGCGCAACGCGTGCCGCCTTTCAGCGGGTGGCGGTCGCCGGTTGTGGTGTGAAATACGTGCTCCAGCCCCGCGTCGATGAAAGCCTTACGGCAGCGGCGTAGGGTGCGGGTGTCGGTACGGTCAATATCGAAGAACAGGATCGAGCGGTCCACCGCACTGGTCTTGCGGCGTAAGCCGTCACTGGTATACGCTACGATGCCATCGGCCTTACGCTTGCGGCGCGCATACTCGGCTTTATCTTCCGTCTTGTTGATATGCACCGACGATATCTCTTTCGCATCTTTGATAAATTCGAAAAATTCATCGGTCGTCATCTGGAAGTTTTCCGCCCTGGCTTTTTCGCCTTTTTTAGCGGGTCTTGTTACAGCGAATTTAATTAAGCTCATTGCCGTGGCCTTACTTAGAAGTTTTATTATTGCGTACCCAGGAGCGCACTGTGCTCTGATTAATTCCGGTCAACTCGGCAATCATCGCCCAGGATTTACCTTCCTCACGTAGACGGATAACCTGTTTTTTGTATTCTTCCATTTCTTCATTGTGTTTTTGCAGCTTGCTTGCTGCCGTGCCGTTGAGCAATTCCAGCTTCGCGGTAAGCTCCTTCTCAGCACGCGATAATCTGGACACTTCAAATAACAGAGTATCCACCGCATTTGTGTAATACCAGGATTTACCCGCTTCGCCGCGGATTGCATTAGATAACACTTCAATTGCTTCTTTGATATTCATAATTCAGTCTCCTGTTGGTTAATGACCAACGAAACTACACCTAAAACTGCATGGTGTCAAATCCTTTGGATATTGAAACGGGCGCGCACGCGTGTAATAATAATTCCCGTCTCATTGTCTCTTATTGGTTAGCGCCGTCGCATTTTGCCTCGGCGCTTTTTTTTTGAAATTAGTTGTTGACACCCATCCTGCAACCAATCTATCATTCACTCCGTCGACAGGATGCAGGACGCAAACTGGAGAGGGGCAACGCAGGGGCCGGATCGAAGTGTCAGGATTCCCAACCGTGATTATATAACCAGGTCCACTACCCGAACGGGAGAACGCGTAACCTGGCAATATGTTAAGGCCACCGACGAAGTTAACTGCCGACACCTAAACTTAACCAATCGGAGATATACCATGTTTGAGCAAATCGTAAACCTGATCACTCGCGGCGTAGTAGCACTGGAAGTCATCGCTAAGCATTATGAAACCGTTGGCGCTGCCGTTGGTAAGCAGGAAGACAAGAAGCCGTCTAAGGCCAAAAAAGAAGTTGTCGAAGATGACGACGAAGACGAAAAACCGGCTAAATCTAAAAAAGCCCCGGCGAAAGGTAAGGCTAAAAAAGAAGTAGTCGAAGATGACGACGAAGACGCCGAAGACGCAAAACCGGCTAAGTCTAAAAAAGCACCGGCGAAGGGCAAAGGCAAGAAAGATGCCGATCCGCTGGCGGAGATGCGCGACGAGATCAAACAGTATGCCGCGATTATCGCGGGCGGTGATGACGACGACGCGAACGACGAATTTGATGATCTGCTGGACGCGTTCGAAATCAAATCAATCGCTAAGCTGGAAGATGACGACGTCGAAGACTTCCACAAAGAGCTAAAAGAAATCGTCGAAACTTATTTCGAACTGGAAGATTAATATTATCCGGCCCGCTAATCTGCGGGCCTATTTTTAGAGGACGAGACAATGGCACGATTCACGCTAATCGAGGCGGTGGATTCCCGCGACCAGCGCCCGTACTATTGGCTATTCGAACGCATCGGCAGCTTTCAGTCACGCGTTGCCGTAATAGACAAACGCCGCAACACCCCCGCGCAAATTAAGCGCACCACCTTTATTAATCCCGACTTTTATATTTGGGCGGATTCAAATCTGGAATATGTTCGCTTCGCAGTTGCATCCGAAGCAAAAACAATCGACCGCTGGGAGACAAAATAATGAAATTCTTCGTCATGGCAACTTGCCACGAATTAAACGATCACACTTCTTTTATTGTTGAAAACACCAACGCAAGCAATTGCTTTGTGGACGCGCAAAATGAAGTTAAGCGCCGAGTCGAAAAAGCGGGCCTGGCTAATGTGAAATATGTAATTGTCCAGTTTACAAGGGTGGAATAATGGCGATTAAACCAAAACGTAAGACGCAATCCGGTAGCAATACCGAACACTCATTACTCGGGCCGTCCGGTGCTAAAAAATGGATGGGTTGCCCTGCCGCTCTGGTGGTAGAAAAAGATATCCCAAACGAATCCGGGCAAGCCGCGATTAACGGTACGAGTATGCACACCGTATCTGAAGTCGTGCTAAACCGCATTATCGCCGGTGAAAAGCTGATAACCGCAAAGACGTATAAAGGGTGTTACGTCGAGAACGAAGGAAAGGGGCCAGTAAAGGCACACCCGAAAGCACCGAAAGGCGGCGTACTGGTCAACGACGATATGGTGAAACAGTGCGACGCGTACATCGACCACTGGCGACCGCTCCTCGAAGTGGCGGAGTTTGTTCAGCTCGAGATGCGCGCGGATCTGACACGCGTCCTGCACAAAGGCTACGAGATTGACGGCGAGGTGATTAAAACCTTCGGTACTGCCGATATGGTTATGGTCATGAAGAAGACCGACGGCACGTACATGCTGATTGTTGGCGACCTGAAGACCGGACGCCATAAGGTCGAGGCGAAAGAGAACAAACAGCTTATGCTGTATGCGCTCGGTCTGCTGCGCAAGCTGCAAAAGATGTACGACATTACCACCGTTCGCCTGGTCATCTTCCAGCCGTATTGCGGCGGCGCATCGGAGTGGGATATTTCAGTGGAAGCACTGGAAATCTTCGCCAAGTACGCAGCAAAACGCGCAGTAGCCGCCCTGGATGCCTTCGCTAAGGGTAAGAAGAATCTCACCCGTGCAGACTTCCGTCCGAGCGCCGATGCGTGTCAGTGGTGTCGATTTGCGGATCAATGTAGTGCCCGCGCTAAAGCCGCCATCGACACAATGACGCCACCAACGGCAACCGACGAAGACCTGGGCGACGATGTAAGCATTGCCACCGAGGAAGAATGCAAAAACCACGACCGGAACATGGCCCGCGAAGCCCGGAAAGCGGCCCGACGTGCGAAGCGTGGCGAGAAAGAAGCGCCAGCCGGTGCAATGACCACGGAAGAATTGAAAAAGGCTTACGACGGTCTGGAAACCATGCGCCAGCACATCAAAGCGATCGAGGCTGCCGTATTCAAAGCAGTGTTAGCCGGTGACGGCGAAGCGCTGGGCCTGAAGCTGGTAGCAGGTCGTGAAGGTGCGCGTAAGTGGAAGGATGAAAGCGAAGTTATCGCTGTATTCACAACGGCCCGGATCAAGCGCGACCTGATGTACAAGGAATCATTAATCAGCCCTACTGATGCCGAGAAGGTGCTGAAGGATGAGAAACCGAAAGTGTGGGCGAAGCTGCAAGATAAAATCACGCGTGCACCTGCGAAACCAGTCCTGGCACCAGTTGACGACCCGCGCCCGGAATGGCAAGAAGCAAGCGACGAGGATTTAAACGATGAATAAGATTCTGGCAATGATTATGGTGCTGCCGTTGGCGGCACTGGGATTCGTAGTACATACCTGCGGCGGTCTGCTGGCGCTGGCCTGGATGATTCGCCACCCATCCCGCTTATGGGACGACGGCTATAACGAAGCCTGTTTGAACTGGATGGAAAACAACGTGCACCGCCCGCCACTGGTGTGGCTGCACAAATATCTCGACCTGATTTTAAAACTTTTTAATAAATAACACTTGACCGCGGAAACGCAACCAAGTACATTAGCAACCAAGCCGGACGGGGTGGCTTCTAATAACCCCGATACATGTGAAATGAGGAATTGGAAAATGGCTAAAGTCAACCTGAAAAATGTACGTGTATGCTTCCCGAAAATTTGGGAGCGTGACACCCCTAAACAGGATGGACAAAAACCGGCATATCGTGCGGTGATTATTCTTGATAAAGAAGATCCGCAGGTGGACAAAGTGGAAGCGGCGGCACGCGCAGTGCTCACCGAAAAGCTGAAGTCTGAAAAGAACGCCGATAAGTGGATGGACCGCCACTACGCACAGGATTCGAAAGAATGTGCAGTTCGTGATGGTGACGAGCGTGAAGAAGTGACGGAAGAGTTTGAAGGAAAGCTGTACATCAATGCCAAATCATTCAAACAGCCGATCATCCAGACTTCCGAAGGCGAGAAGCAGACGGAGCAGGGTCTGACCATCGACGGCGACGAAATCGAAGGGAAGGAAATCTATTCCGGTTGCTATTGCAACGTTTCCTTAGATATTTGGGCCTGGAACAATACCAACGGCAAAGGCTTAGGCTGTGGTCTGCTGGGTATGCGCTTCCGCGATGACGGAGAAGCCTTCGGCGGTGGCGGGTCTTCATGTTCCGACGAAGACCTGGGCGACGATGACGAAGATGAAAGCCCGCGTAAGTCCAAAAAGTCAAAACGTCGTGATGACGATGACGAAGACGACAAGCCGCGTAAGTCCAAAAAGTCCAAGCGCAGCGATGACGACGACGACGAAAAACCTCGCAAACGTCGTAAACCACGCGATGACGAAGATGAGGACGACGACGAAGACGAAGCGCCACGTAAACGTCGCCGCCGTTAAGGGCAAAGCCCACTATTCAAGCCCGCTTAATGCGGGCTTTTTAATAGGACAATGAAAAATGCGGATTAAAGCCAGCGAAGTAAAAGTCGGAATGAAAGTATGGTCTAAGCTACTGGGGGAATATTTCACAGTTGCCGAGATTCGCAACAACGGCGAAGAGATTGCCCTGTCAGACGGCATCTTCTCCATGATCGGCAGCGCTGACGCCGTAGTGAGGATAAAGCAATGAAAGACTTCGAACGTCTGTTTCTCGACACCGAGACATTTAGCGGGGTGGACCTGAAGAAAGTAGGGGCGTACGCCTACGCAGAGCACCAAACCACCGAGATTATGATTTGCACCTACGCCATCGACGAAGGCCGCGTGCAGACATGGGATGCCACTGAATCCCCAACAATGCCGCGTGAACTGCGCAAGGCACTCCGCCGTGTATCCCGCAAGAAAGCAAAAATAGTGATGGCTAACGGCCTCCTGTTTGACCGCCTTGTTATTCGCGAGAAGTGGGGTATAGATCTGCCGGTAAGCCAGATCGAAGATACCATGATTATGGCCTTTCGGCACGCGCTGCCGGGTAGCCTCGATATGCAGTGTCAGGTGCTGGGCGTTGACGCAGAGCACGCGAAGGATAAGGCAGGCAAGGCGCTGATTAAACGATTCTGTAAGCCTACCCCTAAGACCTACAAAATCCGCCGCTACACGCGCAAGACGCACCCCGAGGAGTGGGCTAAATTCCTGCGCTATGCCGCGCTGGATATCATCGCGATGAGGGAAGTCTATTGGCGCATACCGGACTGGGGTAATACGCCGAAGGAAGACGAAATCCTGCTTATCGACCAATTGATTAACGACCGCGGCTTCTACGTGGACGTTGACCTGGCGCGCGCTGCGATCAAAGCGGTACAGGCGCATAAGGAAGAATTGAAAGAGGAAGCCTGGGAGCGATTTGGCGGTAAGCTGACCGGCAATGACTTCCTGCCAATCCTACGTGATATCGCCCCGGCGTTCACGATCCACAACGCGCAGAAATCCACACTTAACGACCTGCTTGAAGACCCGGACTTCCCCGACGAAGGCAAAGCGCTTATAGAAATGCGCCTCGGAGCGTCATCAACGGCATCGACTAAGTACAATCCGCTAGTTAACGGCTTATCCGCAGATGGTCGCCGCCGTGGGTGTCTTCAGTATGGTGGTGCAAAGCGCACGCTGCGCTGGGCGGGTAAAGGCTTCCAGCCTCAAAACCTGGCACGCGGCGAGTATAGCGACGATCACGAAGGGAAGATTAAGCGCCGCGAAGGCGAGAGCGACGTTGCTTTTTGGGTCCGGTCGCACATGCTCACCAACGGCATCAATTCCCTGTTACGCGGGACCGCGCACTGGGCGTATGACATATCTAAGCTAACAGCCTCGACCGTTCGCGGGTGCATTATCCCGGCTAAGGGCAAGAAGTTTGTCGTAGCGGACTACTCCAACGTGGAAGGGCGTGGACTTGCCTGGATCGCAGGCGAGAAAACCGCGCTAATGGTGTTTAAGGCCGGTCGCGATATCTATTGTGAGACTGCCGGTAAGATGTTCGGCCTGGACCCGGACTACATTAAAGCTAACCGCAAGGACTTACGCCAGATCGGTAAGGCGTGCGAATTGGGGCTGGGCTATGGTGGCGGCGTCGCGGCGTTCTTGCAGTTCGCTAAAAACCTGGGCCTCGACCTTTACGCGATGGCGGACGTCATGAAGGGCACATTCCCCGATCACATTTGGGCAGCGGCTAAACGGGGTTATGAGTACGCCCGCATTAACGAAGCGAAGCGACCGCCAAAGCCTGGCAAGAAGGACGAGCGCCCGACTTACATACTGCCGAAAAACGTATGGCTTACGTGTGATGCGATTAAACGCATGTGGCGCGAGGCTCACCCGAAGACGGTAGCCTTTTGGGCCGAGCTTGAGGACGCGGTGTTGTGTGCAATCCGCAATCCTGGCAAAGCGTACTGGGCTGGCGCGAACGTTCGCCCGGATGGTAAGAAAGCGCTCAAGATAGTCCGCACGAAGGCGAAGCATGACCCAACCTTCGACGAGGAACGCGACGACCCGAACGCCGCGGGGTGGTGGTTGAAAATTGAGTTGCCGTCGGGGCGTATTATGAGTTATCCAGGCATTGCGCTGTCAGTGACGACCGAGATCGACGAAGATACCGGCAAGAAACGCACCAGCACCCGCATTAAATATCAGGGCGAGAATCAGACGACGCGCCAGTGGGGCTTCCAGTATACCTACGGCGGCAAACTGACGGAGAACATAGTACAGGCGTTGTGCCGTGATATTCTCGCCTGGTCAATGCCTGGCGTTGAAGCTGCGGGCTATGAAATCGTTCTATCGGTGCATGATGAATTGATCACAGAAGTGCCGGACACCGACGACTACACGACAGAGGAGCTTTGCGCGCTGATGTGCGACCTGCCTATTTGGGCGAAAGGCTTCCCACTTGCCGCAGAGGGCGATTGCATGTATCGCTACCGCAAGTAGCGGAAATGTTGCTTTTAGCGGAAACGTTGGGCATTATTGTCTGGCGTTTTCTTTTTCGAGGTGTATATGAAACATTGTGGGCGTTGTAATACGGGTAAAGATGAGTCCGCTTTCAACAAGGGCCAGTCGTGGTGCGCCAAATGCATGGCGGCATATAAGAAAGAGAGACGGGATAAGGAAAGAGGCGCGCCGCCGAGAGAAGTATGGCGAGAGTACACCGGGGAGATCGTAACATGTCGTACGTGCGGTGAGCGCAAGCCGCTCACGCCGGAAAACTTCCGGCCAGGAAGCCAAGCAAACGGGTCACATATTCGTAAAGAATGCCGATCGTGCGCTAATAAGTCACGCCGCGAGTACAACCACCGGACACCAGAGATCCGCGCTTACTATAAACTCTTTCAGTACCGTAAGGCAGACGAAAGGAAGGGGCTAAACACCGACCTTACTACAGAGGACGTGCTGCGCCTTACTTCTCAGCCGTGCGCATACTGCGGATTCACCGGCGACAATGGCGCGGACCGACTCGACAACGCAGTAGGCCATACGAAAGATAACTGCGTGCCGTGCTGCGTAGAGTGCAACATAGCCCGCGGGGATCGGTTTACCCCGGACGAAATGAAGAAGTTTATCGGACCTGCCATCGCTGCCGTAAGGAAAAGCCGACAATGACACCAGAAGGCAAGGTGCAGCGTCACCTTATGAAACGGGTTAAAGAGGTTGGCGGATTCTGCCGTAAAGTGGCGTGGGAGGGGCGCGCAGGCGCGCCCGATCTGATTATCATCATCAACGGCAAGATAGTTTTCGTCGAAGTGAAGCGCCCAGGCGGTAAACCTAAGCCGCACCAGGTACGAGAACATGAGCGAATGGCCCGCCGCGGTGCGGACGTTCGCGTTATCGACAGCATAGCCGACTGTGATTTATTGGTTGCTGAATTGGTCGCATAGCGGTATAGTGTGCCGGTTAGCCATATCGAGGATTTTAGAGATGATTGAAGAAAAACGTTGTAGTAATTGCGGCTGTGTAAAGCCGCTATCCCAGTTCCACAAATACACCGGTAAGACTGCGCGAAGTCCAGACGGGTATCGGGCAGAGTGCAAATCGTGCCGCAATAAAAAAGAGCGCGAACGGCAGCGCCGCTACCGTGCAGAACAAAAATAATTAATACGGCGGGCTTGTCCCGCCATTTTTGGGAGACATGACGATGAAAGAACATTACCGACTCACCAAGCTGGGCGAATGTAAACCGGGCGATCGCGTATGGTTTATCGCAGGCATGAATGATCCGCTGCCGTTGACGGTGTGCTGGCAAAAATTTAAGAGCTTCCGGGCTACCGGTGTCCACGTCGGACACGCCACCAACTACGACGCCACAAAAAGGAACTGGAACAGTGAAACTGAAGTCTGGAAAAAGGCGGAATAAAGATATGGCACGATTCCGACGCCGCGAATATCAGAAGTTGATAACCGCGTTCATCCTCAAGCATAAGCGATGTAATATATGGGCGACAATGGGATCGGGTAAAACCGGCGCGACAATGTGGGCGCTGAATAAAATGTTCCAGACGGGTATCCTGTCCAACCAGGAGGACCGCGTACTGGTGCTGGCCCCGCTGCGCGTTGCGTCCGGCACCTGGCCCCCGGAGCAGGAGAAATGGCGCTTCCCAGCCCTGCTGGTAGTAGACGGCACTGGTCCAGAGAAGGACCGCATTGCAGCGCTGGAGAGCGACGCTAACGTGGTTTGTGTTAACTATGATGTGGTTGAGTGGCTGGTCGACTATTACGGCGATGCGTGGCCCTTTACGGTCGTTGTTGCCGATGAATCGACTAAGCTGAAAGGCTATCGTAGCAAGCAGGGGAGCAAGCGCGCCCGCGCACTGGCAGCGATTGCACATAAACACGTCAAGCGCTGGATTAACCTTACCGGCACACCAGCGCCAAACGGGCTAAAAGACTTATGGGGTCAGACGTGGTTTGTCGACGGTGGCGAACGCCTCGGCAGTAGCTATAAGGCATTTACCGACCGCTGGTTCATTAGCAAGCCTGTTAAGCCTAGCAGCTTCACTATGCAGCACGCTCCGCTAAAGAACTCCGAGAAAGAGATACAACAACGTCTGTCAGATGTATCCCTCACCGTTGACGCGGCGGAATACTTCGGGTGCGACAAGCCAATCTATACGCCGGTTGTTGTGGACCTGCCGAAGAAAGCGCGTAAGATTTATGACCAGTTTGAAAGCGAGCTATTTGCAGAACTGGAAAGCGGAACAGTGGAAGCGGCGAACGCGGCGTCGAAGACAATTAAGTGCCTTCAGCTTGCATCCGGGGCCGTGTATAAGGTGGACGAAGACGGCGAACGGACCGACGAGTGGGTGAAGATTCACGACGCGAAGCTGGACGCGCTGGAGAGTATCGTAGAGGAGTTGAACGGCGCGCCGTTGCTCGTTGCGTATCAGTATAAGCATGACCTGGCACGACTTAAGAAGAAATTTCCGCACGGCGTTGCGTTGGGTAAAGGTAAGCAGGGCAATAAGGATATGGAAGCGTGGAACAGGGGTGAGATCCCCATCATGTTTGCACACCCGGCATCGGCAGGCCACGGCCTTAACTTGCAGGACGGCGGTCATCACCTGGCAATCTTCTCCGATACCTGGAACTTTGAGCACTTTTCGCAGATCGTTGAGCGTATCGGGCCGGTTCGCCAGATGCAGGCCGGGCACCCTCGACCGGTATTCGTCTACATTATCCAGGCGCGCGGAACACTGGACGAACTGGTCGCCGAGCGTCGCGACAGTAAGCGGGATATTCAGGACGACTTGATGGAATACATGAAAGCTAAGAAGGCGCGCAAATGATAATCTGGTCATTGTTTGACGGCAGCGGCTTGATGATTGAGCGTGCTGCCGAGATGGGGCATAAGTGCTACTGTTTTAACTACTCCGAAGCCGATCACGGGTCGTACCTGGACTACCGGATTTATGGTCGCGGGATCCGATATCGCAATGAGTTTATTGATCTGGACTTTGTAGACCGCGCGATGAATGGCGATTTCGGTACGCCAGATATCATCTACGCATTCCCGCCGTGTACTGATCTGGCGGTGAGCGGTGCGCCAGCTTTCCCGCGCAAACGCGCCCGCGACCCGGCCTTCCAGCTTAAGGCGGTGCGCACCGCGAAGATCGCCGCGTACCTGGGTGACTTCTTCGAAGTGCCGTATATGATTGAGAATCCGCGCAGTGTGCTTTCCACCCAGTGGCGCAAGCCGGATCACTCATTCGACCCGTGGGAGTATGGGGGATATCTGCCGGAGGATGACGTACACCCGCTCTTCCCGGAATACATCAACGCCCGCGATTCATATCCGAAGCTGACCTGCTTATGGACCGGCAACGGCTTCCGTATGCCAGAGAAGAGACCTGTTTTCGTTGAAAAAGGGTACTCGAAGCAGTATAGTCGCCTCGGAGGCAAATCAGCCCGCACAAAATTAATCCGGTCGCTCACTCCGCGCGGCTTCGCGATAGCGGTTAACGAGGAAAATTTAAAATGAATACTTCATTCGAAGCCATCGATTTTTCGGTTGCAATGACTAACCAGTTATTCTCCTACGACAGCAAAACCGGCGTCATTCGTCTGAAGTCCACCGGCTGCAAAATTGGCAACCTCAATACCGCCGATGGCGGAACACGTATCGAATACAACGGCAAGACGCTGTCTGGCGCACGCGTGGCGTGGATTATTGAGACGGGCAATACAATCCCTCCAGGCTTCGCCGTTGTGTGCCGCCAGCGCACTCCAGGGCACTACGGCAACCGCATAAGCAACCTTTACCTGGTAGACGTTGCACGCGACCCGAACTTTTATGCGTAAATTGGTTGCATAGTCATATTGGTTGCCTTATATTGAGGGTGTCCGGTTTGGACGCCCTTTTTAATACCTGGAGACAACACGATGAAAATTTTACAAGAAGAGAAAAATTACTGGGCCGCGCAATGCCTCGAAGCCCGCGAACAGGTCGAACGGGCGAACGCGCTGGCGGATACCTACCTGGCGAGCTATGAAGGCGAGGAAAAGATGCGCAAGGAGTTAGAGGAGCGCTTCGAACTGCTGTATGGGTTGATGGGTATTATGCAGCGCACCGGGTACACAACCACCGTCGCGCTAAACCGCATCACTGCCGAAGGTCTGCGCGAGCATTGCAAACGGGCCGAGGCGTACGTGCGACCGAAGGGCCGCCAGTCTAAGATCGACCGGAAAGATCTGGTGCTGATAGCGTGGCGGCACACATCAAACGGTGGTTATAGCACTGATATGCGCCCAATGAGCGCCGAGGAGTCAAAGCGCGTCCAGCGCGTTATGAAAACCGGCAATAAAGTCCCTTTATACGCGATAGATCCAGGTCATGCAGAAGAGTGAGCAAAAAGATAGCTGGCGCACGCCGCCAGCTTTATTCAAACCGCTTCGTCGGAAATACCGATTCCGTTACGATATGGCGGCAAGCGATGCCAACCACCTGCTACCGCGTTACTTCACAGCAGAACATAGCGCGCTTGATGTGGACTGGGCTGATTTGAAAGGGTGGAAGTGGTGCAATCCGCCGTATTCCGACCCGCTGCCGTGGGTGGAATGCGCAGCGCACGGTCGCCGGACTGTCATGCTACTGAATCAGGACACGTCGACGAAGTGGGCGAAGTTGGCCCGGAAGACTGCCAATATGATAATTCTTCTGGACTGGCGGGTGAGATTTATACACGCTGTCACCGGTGAAGTCGGGCCGAGCAATAACAAGTGCCAGCAATTGATAATATTTGACGAAGCGCCACCAACCGGCAGCGCACAAATTGAAATAATGAGCGAAGGAGAACTCCTTGAATATCTTAATCGTTGACCGCGACCCTGCGGTAGTAGACCGAATGCAAAGAGACTATAACATCGATCCGCGCCGCGATCGTGTGAAGCGAGTGTCACGTCCAGAATATATCCTGGGTCTGGACCTTACCGGCTGGCTTGTCATAACCGCAAATTGGCATCTTGTGTGTAACAAGTTTTCCGCCAGAGTTGTTCGTTCGGATTTGGTTGAGGAATTAAAATGAAACTACTGATTTGTGATCTTGATGGCGTTATTAATGGTTCAAGCGATGCGCGTGCCGACCTGGTGCCAGGTATAAAAACAAAATCCACCTTTTGGGCGAAGTGGCACAAAGCGCATATACGCGAAGATCTGAACATGGATATGCTGCCGCTGCTGACCATGTACAAAGAGCAAGGCTTCGAGATCGCGTATCTGACCAACCGGCAGCGAGAATGCTGGGAGACTACCGTCGAGCAATTGGAAGTATTCCCCGTAGGCCGGTTGTTTATGCGCCACATGCTGGACGATACCCCGCCGCCAGAGTTTAAAGCGTGCGCCGTGTTCAAAATGGTCTGCTATGCGGACGTATCGGAACTGGTCATCATTGAAGACTGCCCGAAGAACATCGCGGCCATTCGACGGGCGTGCAGCGATCTGGTCTCGAAAATTTATGCGATAAACGTTGCAAAATTTACTTGCAACCAACCTATTGGTTGCACTATAGTTAACTCGTCGGGGCGATATGGCCCCTAAAAAGGACCACATAATGAAAGCATACGAATACTGCAAAAACGCCGCCACCACTATGGAACAGCGCGGAAAAGAAAACGGCTATGACAACGCGAAAGAAGAGCGTAGCGCTAAACAGATCGCTGACGTGTTTAACGCGCTTACCGGTCGCGACCTGACCGAGCAAGAAGCCTGGACCTTCTTGATCTGCCTGAAGCTGGTACGCCAGCACCGTAAGCACCAGGACGATAACATCGTTGACCTGGTAGCATATGCCGCACTGCTGGGCGAGTCGTACATGACCGTGCATGACGAGATCCAGATCGACACAACGGCAGCACAATTCGACAGCCTCAAAGACCTGTCCGTACGACTAGATGGCGAGATTAATGCGTATAACAGTGCGATGCGCGTTGCCGAAGGTGTGGTGGCCTCGTTCGGGAAGACTGTCAAAGCCGCCAATTTCGGCGTAGCGGCCCAGGACGTCCAGCCTATGGTCGTGCTCACTGGAGAGGATGGGTCCAAAATCCTCATGACGCCGGAAGACTTCCGCAACATGGAAAAAACACTGGTACGTAGCGCACTGAAATAATTCTAATCGCGGGCTTCGGCCCGCATCAATGAGGACCACACGATGTACGGCGAATATGAAATATCCGGTAAACAATTCCACCTGGCGGCAATGGTAGCAAGCATCGAGTTTGACCAATGGCGCTTAAAGTCCGACGCGTGCAAGCAAAGCCGACTGGTCGGTGTGCTGGGCGAAATGTTTGCGGGCATGTACCTTGAAGGGCAAGCAGGCGGGCGCAGTTGTATACCGCAAGGTTTGCTCATGCGTACCGGCTTGTTTAGTGCCAATACCATAGACCGCGGCGATATTATCATGGTAGGCAAGCGCAAGGTGAAGTCCGGTCCCGACTTCCGCGAGCATGTGATCGATGCCGTATGGACCTACGAGGTTAAGGCCACCAGCGGCAT